GGCTCGGAAGTGGGACACCCGTCATGCCGGTTGACGTGCTGAAGGAGAGCCTGCTCTCCTCGGTCGTACCGCCCGAGCCGGTGCCTAAGGGCGCGAGCCTCTTGGAGCGTCCCATCAAGGGTCGGTCCTACCTCGTGTGCGCTGACCCTGCGGGCTTCGGCAGCGTCGGCGACAACAGCGCCGTCACCGTGTGGGATGCGACGGAGCGCCGCGAGGTCGCGGTGTGGGAAGGGCGCGAGGACCCGGGCCGCTTCAGCGAGCGCCTGCTCAACCTCCAGCGCTTCTTCAACAACGCCCTCCTCGCGGTCGAGAGCAACGCCGCGGCGTGTATCGCCATGCTGAAGGACAAGGGCGCGCGCAACCTGCTCTGGACCGACCGCAACCACCCCGGCTGGTATGCGACGGAGAAGCGGGTGCAGGAGGGCGAGGCCCGCCTCGTCCGGATGCTCCGCGACCGCGAACTCTCCATTCGCTCGAAGCCGCTGCTGCACCAGCTCATCAACTACGACGGCAACCGCGGCAAGCGCGCCGCGAACAGCGATGGCACGACGCACCACTTCGACTTGGCGCGCACGGCCGTCATGGCCGCGGACATCCTCTCGCGCAGGCGCTTCACGGACGATGCGGCGCCTGTCCAGCAGCAAGACTTCGCGCCGGGCGATGGTGTGCGCGTTACAATCGCGGACCTCGACCGCTTCAAGCAGCAAGAGCGGGCGTCCGCTCGCAACCCCTTCAAGCCCATCGCACGGGAGTGGACATGAACCTCGCCAGTCTGATTGACCGCCATAAGCGCTACTACGAACGCTCCGAGAAGAAGAACTTCGACAAGGCGCGGCGGTACTACCGAGGCGAGTTCTACACCTCCCGCAACGACGTGAACATGTCCGACGGGTCCATCCCGTCGTTCCTCTGCTCCAAGAACATGATCTACGCCATCGCCGACACGGCGGTGAGCGCGCTGCTCGGGCCCAACCCGAAGGTCGCGGCCAACCCCCGCAACCGTGAGAGCCAGGATGCGCTGCCCCTGGTGAACGGGCTGATGGAGTACGTCTTCGACGCCAACAACATGCGCCGTCGCGCGGCTACCGCGCTCATCGACGCGGTGCTCTGCAAGCGTGGCGTGTTCAAGGTGGGCTGGGACAAGGGGGCCGACCGCCCCATCGTCCGCGTGCTCGAGCCGGGCGCGGTGTTCTTCGACCAGACCGTCCGTGACCCGGACGACATCCGCTACTGGCTCGAGGCCGCGGTCATCCCGTGGACGGAGTTCCAGCGCCGCGTGAAGGCGGGCCTGTACCGCAGCTCCAAGATCGCGGACGTGACGCCCGACCGCTACCCGAAGTGGATCACCGACACCTACAAGAGCAACGACGCCGCCAGCCTGCGCGATGCGTTCGAGTGGGTGACGGTGTGGGAGTACTACGACCGCGAGACCAACAAGGTCATGCACTACATCCGGCAGGCCGATGCCGTCGTGTTTGAGCAGGAGCTCGAGTACATCCCCTACTCGATGTTCAGCCTCAACCAGTCTGCGGTGGACTGCCTCGGCCTCTCCGAGGTCCAGCTCGTGCTGAACCAGCAGGAGACCATCAACGACCTGCTCACGCACATGAAGCAGATCGTCTACCTGATGATTCCCCGCATCCTGTTCAACAGCGAGCTCATCACCGAGGAAGACCTCAACAAGGCGGTCGAGGCAGCGACGGGTAGCTTCGTGCCCATCAGCCCGACGAACGCCGAGGGCCTCCGCTCGCTCGGCACGCTGTTCTACGAGATGCCGATGCCGCAGGTCCCGGTCGGCGTCGAGAACTTCATCGCCCGCCAGGAAGGCGACGCGGCGTTCATCAGCGCTCTCGCCGAGGCGGCCCGCGGCCAGGTCGCAGGCGCCCGTACCGCCACCGAGATGGCGATCATCGACGCGCAGATGCGCACCCGGCTTGCGACGCGCGAGGGTCACATCAACACCGCCCTCGAGGACGTCGCTGAGAAGTGCTTCTTCCTGAGCAAGAAGTACATGCAGCAGGAGAAGCTCGTGCGGGTCAGCGGGCACGAAGGCTGGGAGGCCGTCGGCCTCTCCGAGATCCGCGACGTCGACGTGAACTTCTCGATGGTGTCCTACAACCCCATCCGCCAGAACCCCTCGGTCATGTCCGAGACCCTGCTCAAGCTCTTCCCGATGCTCATGCAGGACCCGAACATCAACAAGCGCATGCTCATCGAGGAGCTCGTCAACAGCGTGGGCCTCTCTGGCAACCTCCTCATCCCGCAGGAGGAGCTGGCTGCGCAGGAGCAGCAGGCCGCCATGATGATGCAGGCCCAGATGGAGGCCGCGCAGGGTGGGGTCCCCGGCGGCATGCCCGGTGGTGCGCCCGCCGGCATCCCGCCCGAGCTTGCTGCCATGCTCCAGGGCGCGCAGGTCGCCCCCGAGCTTCCCGCCAACGAGACTTCCGAAGCCGCCACCGCAGCGCCCGCGTCTGCGGCGATGGCCTCGACAGGACCCACGCCCGTGCCCGTGGCGTAGAGAGGAGAGACCACCATGCCCACCCAAGATCTACGGTGCCCCGTCTGCGAGGTCACCACCGAGAACGTCTACTACCGCATGTCGGAGGGGTTCCCAGCCTGCCCCGACTGCGGCGCCCAGCGGCGCGTCGACTGGAGCCACGGCCTGGCTCCGGCGGTGCACGGCCACGGCTACGGTAGCTTCACGCCCATCGACATGGGCGTGCTCGGCAAGGCCGAGACGAAGGAAGACTACGACCGGATGAAGAGCGTCATCCAGCAGCGCTTCCCCGGCCACCGCGTCGAGCTCGAGAGCGAGACGAAGAGCCAGAAGCAGGCCCGCCTCGATGCGGTGCGTCATGCCCGCTTCGAGCGTCACAGCAAGCTCGGCATCACCGGCAAGGCTGGTGAGGAAGGCCGCGCCGAGGCGACGGCGAAGAAGGCCGAGGCTCGCCAAGCCGCCGAGAGCAAGAACCTTCCTCCCCCCAAGCCCAAGAAGGCCGGAGCCACCGCATGAAGACCCCCGACATCCGCCGCGCCATCGAGCAGGCGCGCAAGAACAGCCGCGACATCCGTCTCGTCGGAGAGATGCCCAGCTACGACATGGTGGTCCTCGAGAACCGCGCCACCGGCGAGCGTCGTCGCGTGCCCGTGAAGTTCATGCTGATGGCGGGCTCGCACCTCGGAGTGGCGTTCGAGATGGTCGAACCCTCACCCGAGTTTGAGGAAGAGGCTCAGACTGAAGAGGAATAGCGGGCCGGCGCTACCCTCTCTTACCCTTCCGGTTTCGCTCAACCACGTTAGGAGGTTCCTATGGCCGAGAACATGAAGCAGGGTGGTATGCCCGAGCAGATCATCCCCCGCCGCGACGTCAAGCCTGTCGCGGACGAGCTCCAGAAGCTGATGGAGGAGCTCGGCGAGGAGGAGATGAATCCGCTGGGTGGCGAGAAGCCCCCGGAGGGTGAACCCGCGATGGGTGGCGAGGCCCCCGCGGCTGGTGGCGTTCAGGCGATGGCCGACATGCTCGGCGTGTCCGTGGAGAAGGCCCAGCAGCTCCTCGACGCGGCGATGATGATGCCCAAGATGGCCGGCAAGAGCCCCGAGGAGATCGGCCAGATGCTCGCTTCCGACATGAACCTGCGCATGCAGGTCGAGAAGAACATCGGCGCGTCCGAGGACGGCATGGCCCGGAAGAAGATGGTCGAGGGTCAGATGGGTCCCAAGAGCGAGCCGGTTCCGATGGAGCCGACGCCCGCTGGTTCGACGAAGTAACAACTAGCAGGAGGTCAGCGTGGATCAAGAGATCGAGAACGTCGGTGAAGAGACGATGGAGACCGGAGAGGTCCAGCCGGAGTCCGAGCCAGTCGAAGAAGCCCCTAGCGTCTTTGACTGGAACGGCGAGCTCGACTCCCTCACGAAGGCCGACTGGTACGGCAAGCTGGACGAGCCCCTGCGCAACACCATTACGCGGGGGTTCGAGCAGAAGTACCGCAACTTCGAGAGGGGCTTCACGAAGTCCTTTCAGGAGACTGCGGCCAAGCGCAAGGAGATCGAGCGTCGCGAGAACCAGCTCCGTGAGGAGGAGCGGCGCATCCAGCGCTGGCTCACTGGCGACGCCGATCCCATGGCCGAGAAGCAGGCGGAGATTGACCGCCTGAAGGCCGCGCACGATGCGGCGCTCCAGACCCTGCGCGACGAGTACGAGATGTCCGTCCGCAAGGCGTCGGAAGAGTGGACCGGCAAGTACGGCACCGCTGAGCGCGAGCGTGACGAGCTCCGGCAGAAGCTCGAGGCGTTCGAGTACCAGGCTCGGCAGGCTGAGGAGCAGCAGGTCGAGGCGGCGGTCACCGAGGTCGAGGACTGGCTGAAGAGCGAGGCGAGCGACGTCTACAACAACGACGACGCCTTCTACGCCTTCTGCGTGCTCTGCACTGGCGGCCTCGATCCCGAGGATGCGGTGACGATGGTGCGTGCGAAGTTCGGGCCTCCCCCGGCGCCCGAACCCGAGCCCGTGCCGCAGGCGATGGACCTGATGAACATGGGGCCGAGCCGCGCTGCCACCACGCAGCAGAGCGACCACCGCTCCTACAAGGACATCATGGACCAGATGCGCCGGGCCGCCCAGTCCGACGAGAGCGCCTTCTACAAGGGTCGATAATCGACTTGACCCCGTAGACGGTTCGTGGTACAACATTCATGCGCGGGTCGTACGTTCTACTTTACCGGTGGGCGACAGCGTACGGTTCGCGTAGGCAGTGCTTGTCTCCGAAGTGCAGTGTTCGTGTGGTGGCCGCCGGGAGGGGAAACTCTCCCGGCGGTTTCATTTGACGAAGAAACGCCCCGCAGGCTCTCAACTGCGGGGCGTCAGGCGCGGATACGTACTCACGCCGCTCTGGGAGGGTTCTCTAGGTCCTCCCCGAGACTTCAATGCTTGCCGACCTTGACGGCGACCTTGACCACCGGCTTCTGGATGAGCTTGGAGGTGTCGATGGGCTTGATCTTCTTGACCTGCCCGCCGTCCTTCTCCATGTCTTCCATCGCCTTCTTCTTCATCTCGCCGACCTTGGCGTAGTATTCGTTCATGGCTTCCTCTTCGGGGCGGGAGGTGCGTTCTTCTTGGCGGCTTCGGCTGCCGCCTTGCGGGCACGCTCGGCTTTGTCTTCGGCGAGCTTCCGCTGGTACTCGGCCTCGGAGACCCGGACCTTGCCGTCCTTGTCGAACCGCAGCTTCAGGTATTCAGGGTTCTCAACCTTCGGCGTCAGCGGCTTTCCGGACTTCAGGCGCGCGGCTACCTTCGGCGTGAGGTAGTCGGAGTACACGACGTAGTTCAACGCCTCGTCGGGTAGCTTCTCCGTGGGGGTGGCGCCCCAGTTGCGGTAGTTGCCGACGCCGTAGTTGTAGGCCACCGCGCGACCTTGGGGCGAGACTTTGTTCTTGTAACCCTCGGCGATGACCTGGGCCGCGATGTCGGCGTCGCGAAGGAACGGGTCCTTGATGGACTTGTTCTCCAACTTCGCGCGGACCTTTGGCATGATCTGGAAGGGGCCCGTGGCTCCCTTCTCAGAGACCCCGGGGTTACTCAGGTCGGGCACCGTCCGCGTCTCGATGACGTGCTTGGCGAAGAGCTCGATGGGGTCGATGCCGTGCTGCTTTGCGACGGGCACCAGCTCGTTGAACCGCGGCATGGCGCGCTCGATGCTGTTGTCCAGGTACGCTTGGCTCAGCGCTCGGAGCGCCGGCTTCGGCAGTTGGGCGAGCCGCGTCTCGGCCATCGCGAGCCGACGGGCGGTAGCCGCGGGGCTGTTG